CGAGTTCATGAACACCTGGCCGCCCTGAACCGCAAACGGCACCGAGATGGCGCCGCCGGCAATCGTGTTGACGATGGCGAACCGGTCAGCACTCACCAGGAACTGGCTTTGGAGGCCGGCACCGGTGTTTTCAATGCCGAGCCCGATGCCCGCCGCGACGTACTTGCCGTCCTGCGTTACCTGCATCTTCACCGACCACATCGTCGACAGCTTGCCGCTGGTATCCGCATACGCGGTCGAGGTTTCCTGTATGGCGGCAGTGTTCTCGCCGACCTTCACGTTTACCTGGATTATCGCCTGAGCCGTGGCTTCCTTATCGGTTGCAACTGTCTGGCGAAGCTCTGTCACATTCGCTTCGTTCTCGCCGACCTTGGAATCAAGGGTGGTGAGCTTTTGTGCGCTGGCCAGGTTCTCGGAGGATCTGACTCGGTCTTCGTTGGCAATGGCTGATGTACTGCCCCACTCCTTTAGCGCACCATCCAGATCACCTTGCCCATCGTCGTCGCGCCAGGAAGCGCGCAGCGCCTGAAAGGCCGTTGCCTGCGCCGTAACCACGCCGTCGAGTTCAGTGATCTCGGCGGTATTGGTCGCCACCTGCTGGGCAAGCCCGTTGGCTGTCTGCACAGTCTGGCCAACGTCCAGCCAGTAGGCAGGGTTTGGCGGCGGCGTATCGACCGGTACCGGACCAGTCGCCTGATAGATGCGCTTGCCTTGTACCACCAGGTCGTACTCTTCGTAGGTCTCGTCCGGGTCGTAACCCTTCAACGCATCCAATGCGTCGATCTGCGCCTGTAGGCCGGGGATCTTGTCGATCTCGTCGAGAAGATCCTGGCCAAGCTCCGTGCGGCCGACCTCTCCGGCGATCATCTCCAGAATCGCTGCCGCGTCCGCGCTCGACTGCCCCTGCACGCCCATGCCAATCGGATACCAAGGACCGATATTGCCGATCTTGTCGACGATCCGCCCCCAGAAGTAGAACGTCACGCCAGCGCGCAGGCCGAGCATGGAGAAGTCACTCTGCGGATAGGCCAGATCGGTCAACTTGGTGGCAGCATCGAGCTGCGTCGTGGGTCCATACCAGATCTCTGTCCGCTGGCTGTCCTCGGCGCCAGCAGGGAAGCCCCATTTCAGATAGATGCCGAACAACAGTGGCGTAGCCGTGAGGTAGCTGAGCGCCGGCGGCAGGCCCTGCTTACCCTTCAGATTGGTCAGGATCGAGTTGCGCCAGATCGACGAGATATCGAAGGCACTTACCGCACGCACGCGGGCGACGTAGGCGCCGGCGTAGATGCCGACCACGTCCACGTTGGTCATGCCAGTGCGCTGCAGCTTGATCCAGTTGCCACTGTCCTTGCGCCATTCCACGTCATAGCCGACCGCGCCATCCACGACAGACCAGCTGATGGTCATGGTGGCCACGGCCAAGCCTTGCACCACCGACGACGTCGAGGTGAGGGACACGCTCGCCGGCGCCGGGACAACGGTGATCGGGATAACGCTGATCGGCCGTTCCTCCAGGCGCGCGCCGGTGTCGATGTAGGCGAACTTGCTTGGCTCGAACTGCAGCGCGCTGATTTCGAAGTCGCCTTCGGTAGTGCGCTTGGTACGCAGCACGCGGTACAGCGGGATTGCCAGGTCATCGGCGTCGAGCGCCCATTGCAGTTGCGCGATTGGCGGCTCGCTGTAGTTCGTGGTGACGGTCACCGCGCGGCCATTGACGCTCTGCACCGTGCGCCCTTCAGCGCGACCACCCGGCAGGTTGATGATCAAGCGGTCACCGGGTTTAGCCTGAGTGTCGCGGTCGAGCGTCAGCACGCGCCCCCCAACCGCAGAGATGCGCCCGCCCACCTCTCGACCCGCCAGCAGCGAATCCGCCACCGGGATGATATGGCCAGGGAGCGGAATCACACCCTCCATGCCAGTCTTGAACGACACAGTGCGGTCCTGGTTGTTGCTCAGGATCGCCCACTTACCGCGACGCTGGGCTTCGGACGCCCGGGTGCAGCCAATGGCGCTGAGCTCGGTCGGCCGGTCGCCGTAGCGGCGTTGCAGATCCAGATCGGCGAATGGAATGACATCGGTGTCGTAGTTGTTGGCCGGGTTGTCGTAGCTGACCAGGACGCGGGTGTAGCGGGTTTTCGCCGAGGCGCTGCCGTAGGAAAACTTCCCGTCGATGACGTTGGCCCGAGTGAACACATAGTCAAAGTCCTGCGCGCGCGGCATGTCGGCCTGCATCACCAGCTGACCCTGCGCCCAGTAGGTCATGCCCCGGTAGATGCCGGCGATATCGCGCAGCAGCGACCAGGCATCAGCCTTGCCCTGCAGGTTCATGTCACAGAGAAAGCGCGGCTCTTGGCTGCCAAGCCCGTTCGGCACCAACTGATCGCAGTACTGCGCGATCCGGTACAGCTCCCACTTGTCGACCATGTACGGTTTGATGCGCTTACCCAGGCCGAAGCGGTCCTCGGTGCATACGCCATAAGTGATCCAGGCTGGGTTATTGGTCCAGGCCTGCTTCACGCTGCCGTCCCACGTCCCGGTGTAGGTGCGTGCGATCGGGTCGTAGTTGCTCGGCACCTGCCAGCGGCGCGCCCGGCACTTCACGGTGACGGCCGGAATGTTGGTGAACTGCTCGGCGTCGAACTCGATGTAGAGCAGCGCGGTGTTCGGATAGCGCAACTTGGCGTCGATCACTTCAGTGAAGCCGGCAATCAGCATGGTGTCGGCGATCTTGTTGCTGTTCTGGTTCGGTGTCAGACGGCGCACGCGGATCTGCCAGCCAATGGTGGCGTCTGGCAGATCGATGCGGCGCGAGCGCTCGTAACGCGTGGTGGTCTTGCCGTCCACGGCATCCACTGCCACCTGCTGATAGGCGCCGCCGTCGGTGGCCACGTCGATAGCGTACTCGATGCGGTAACCGACGATGTTGCCCTCGTCGTCCTGGCGCTGGAGTGCTGGCCACGCGAAACGCACCCGCACGGCCGATAGCTGAATGTTGGTGATCGAGCGAACCCAAGGAGAGTCGCTGCGCAGTTCAACGTTCAGCGAGGTTTCGTTCTCAACCGAAGGGATACCAGGGATATAGGTCTGGTCCACGGAGCCCGGTCGCCAGTCCCACTTCACATTCGGGAAGTTGTAATTGCCGCTCGCGTCCCGGATCGGGGTGTTGTCGAGGTAGATGTCGTAATCGGTTGGGGTTTCGTCGAACTCGCCCTCACCCACGGCGATCAGCAACTTGGCCAGGTTGGTCGAGCGCAGGCTGTCGCTGGCCTCGGTCGGCGACTTCGGCTTGCTGCTGCCGCCCTTCTCGCCATGAATGTCGATCTGCTGTGCTGCGCCCATGCTTTCCTCCAGGCTAAAAAAAACCGCCTCTTGGGCGGCCTGCTTGCTGCGTCCTGATTACACTTTGTCTTCGGCGTAGATCGAGGCGGAAATGATCATGCCGCCCCACCGGCGTTCGCCGATGCAGATCGGTACCGGGTTGCCGCTCGCCGTGGTGTTCTTGGCGCTGCCGAAGGCGTATGACGGGGCGTTTTCGGGGGATGCGCTCTGCTTTAGGCCTGAGGCCTGGGGGCTGAGCATCTGGATGACGCCGCCGGCAACGAGAGCAATACCGACAGGCGCCAGGGCCTGGAAGCCGGGAATGAACGATGCAGCTATCAAAACGGCGCCGATGATCGTCTGAAGCAATCCGGCGCGCTTACTGCCGGAGATCACAGGAACAATGCGAACTTCTTGAGCACCGCCGAGTGAGAAATCCTTCTCGGACACGTTCCTGCGATTGCGGAAGATCGCAAACCGCATGCCTCGGCGCTCGAGTTCCTTGATTGCCGCTTCGAACCCATCGAGCGTGCATTTAAGCGCCTTGAAGGCCTCGCCTACCGACTTGCTGCCAAGTTCCCGTCGGTGGACCCTGCCGAACATCTTGATCAGGGGACCAGACAGTAAGATGGTCGTCATTGATTGGTGCGGGCTTGTGATTGCTGACACAGTTTTCTCCAGTCATAAAAAAACCGCCCGTAGGCGGCTTGTTGGATTGTGCTCACAGACAGCTTTTAACCGCCTGCTCTATTTCGCTTCGCCCATAACCGGGGGCCCACGCCATGCGCTGGTATAGCGCGACGGCACTACCCTTTGGCGTTTTGTGAATATTCAACAGCTCGTCGGTCAAGTTGTTGCTCGCCGCAATCAGCCGATATCCATGCTCTGTCTCTGACATAGACACGTCGCTACGGGCGTTCTGCCATTTGGGGAAAACACAAAGGGCATAACGCTTTGGATCTTTTGAGGTGTTGGCCGAAATACTTGGATCCTTCGACTCCAAGTCGCCAGGCGATACGCACCCCGCCAGCACAGCAACAGCTAACGCTCCTATTAAAACCCGCATGATTCTTCCTCGTCCTGAAAATGGGCGACTATAGCAGTCGTCTCATTTACTGAGCAGCAGGCACCCATTGCATCAGCGTTGATCGATCTCAATCTTCTGTGTTGGATCGGGGCTGTACTTTTGACGCTTCAACTGCGGATCACCCGCAGCCATGCAGAAGAAGTAGATCTCGGCCTCGCCACAGCCACCGTGCAAAGCACATTCACTCGCTTGCATGTGATCGAGAAGAATCTCCCGGCCCTGAGACTCACAAAATGTGTTTGCCTCCTTCAGGGCCTGCCCTTTCGCGGATGCAGGGCCGCCAAAAGGAACGCGCGTAGAAATCGTGTAGGTGTCCGGTCCAACTTTTATTGGGCCACTGTCTGTGCAGCCAGCCAGCAACGCTACCGCCAATGTTCCTACGATCAATCTCATGCAGGTCACTCCTGTGGAAGGCGGGCAATGTAGCACTGGGCGCCAGAAACGAAAAAGCCCAGCGGAAGCTGGGCTTTTTCGTTAATGACACACTCGTCTTAGGCAGAAGCCTTCTCGGTTTTTCGCGCCATCTTGATAGCTTCCGCCTTATCCAGCACGTCACGCTGAGAGGCGATCGCTTTAGACATCGCCACTGTAAATACGTCCCGCTTGGTCTCGGGGGAAGCCTTGCAGAAAAATTCAGCCAAAGGACTGGATTTTCCGGTCTTAGCTGCACTCATTCTTCTCTGCCTCGGTTAGGAGCTCGATAAGCTCAAGATAATCATAGGTCTCAGGTATCAGGTCGTCAATCTGGGCAGCGGTCACATCGCCTTCGTACGCTCCATCAGTCCCATCAGTATTCTTGATCAGTAAATTCACCATCAGATTCTCCCCATAGGATCGCCTGATGTCGGCAATGTTCCTTCTGGCGGCCAGATACTGTCTGACGAACTCTTCCATGGGAATATTCCGCCCTTCGGTTATTTCTCTAGCTCTAACGAATTGCCAAGCCAACTCCGGCCTTTGATAGACATACATAATTTGGGCGAACCACCGATTTCCCAAAACCCTATCAATATTGCGCCTTGCGACGCTTATGTTGGCCAATGTTCCATCAAGAATGAACGAAATGCGCTTTTCGAAGGCTCGATCCAAGACTTTTTCGAGGATTTTTGTAACCGCCCGCTGGAATAAAAAAGAGTTACTACCTGTGTAACCCGGAATAAGACACCTAAAGTCATCAGGATCAATGCGGAGAACCCGTTGAGCCTGAACCTCATCCCCACCCTCTTCAATTATTTCTACGAGAGCTTTAGAAATCTCAGTTTTTCCAGCGCCGGGCGAACCCGCCATAAAAACCGTTATGGGATAGTCTTCAGGCGCAAAGATACTGGTGTCGGCAATTTCTCTGGCAAGAGCCGCTCTATAGACCCGAGCGAACTCAAAGGCTGCCTCTTCAATGGCTTTTTCTTCTGGTGTCATTTGAAGCTCACGAAGCTCACCGTACGTTTGACTCACGCTAACATCTAGAGCAGGTTTCCACCACCGCTCCTGTACGAATCCCCAGTACCGCACAGCCTCCACCGAGTAGTAGCCTCCTGCCTCCATGCAATGGATACCCCCAGTCCTTTGCCTGCAAGCCCAAGGACTGGGATTGCGCCAATTTCGGCGCGCTTATGACCTGGAGGTCAATGTGGTAGTGAGTCAGGCAGTAAAAGCCGAAATGAAAAAGGATGACGACTCTACAAGCTATAAGACCTGGCCGTTCCAGTCGGCAGACGTCTCCGTAAATGGTGATCGCAATAACGGCGGGATCAATCTGATAGAGAACCCGGAGCTGATTGACGTAATTCATGAGGCCACGGCAGAAAACGGCTTGAGAGAATTGCTGATCTCGATGAATTCCCCTAACCGGGTGTTTATGACGTTGGGTTGCCTTACAGGGGAAGTCGACGGGGCTTACTACTCCTACGTCGAGTTCACTCCTCGTGACCAGGATCTTGCCCAGAACGAAGAGGCGATCAAAGGCATTTATCGTTTGTGGCTGGAATGGTCGAACGAGAATTGCTCTGCATATCCCGGCCTTGCCGATGCACTTCATCAAAATGTGAAATGGGAGTATCGAGAATTTTCGCTCCGTGGAAGCGATCCGCAATATCTGATAACGATATTTCCCCGCGCTCGCTCCGCGCAGGATCATGGCTCTCTTCTTTCATGGGTGCACAATTTCCTTTGCAGTGTTGATCTCACCAGCCTTCCACGCGCTGTGCTGTAGACAAGCTTTGGGCATCCTTGTGCCTGAGAATCAGGCGTGTCCGATCGAGCCAGGGACCGCCGAAAACGATGATCTCGCTAGGCCTACCGTACAGATGATGCAGCAGGAAAGGCCCGGGGCCGAAGGTCGCTGCGTCTTTGCCAGGCAGTGACGGATCGGCGCCGAGGAATATTCCCGCATGATTCGGGTAAACCGTCCAGCCTACCTCCATCACGATCATGTCACCGCGCTGAGGCTGGTCGACCCGGTAGAAGCCGGCAGCCTCGTAGTTCGCTTCGTACAAGCTGGTGTTGTCCTTGTTCTCCCACCAGCCATCGGCGCGCTTGAAGGCTTCGAACTCCAACCCCCACTCGCGCTTGTACCAGTCGGCGCAGACCTGCCAGCAATCCCAGGCACCGTGCACGAACGGCCGCTTGAGCAGCGGAGTCTCGCCGGAAGGCATGACCGTGCGCAAGTCACCTTCAGGCCAGCTGATAATATGCCACGGCATCGCGGTCGCTTCGCACATGGCCAGGTCCCGCGGTGAAGGTCGGCTGGTGGCGTCCGGGTGCGAATGAACGATGCCGATCACTTCTCCGATGTCTTCGGCCGCAGCATAGTCCTCCGGGTCAATTCGGAACTCCTCGTTCGGCTCAGATGCGATGTTTCGGCACGGGTAATACTGCTGTTTACGCCCAATGCTCAGCAGCAGGCCGCAGCACTCTTTCGGGTACTCGGCGGCCGCGTGAGCCTGGATCGCGCTCAAGATGTGCTTACGCATGGTCAGCTCCGGGCAATGAGAGAAACTGCGGGAAATCCACCGAACGGGTAGGCATTGCCCTCGCCGAAACGCGGGATACACCCACGGCCCAGTGTGGCGTCGCATTCATCCAGCTCCGGGTTGTCGGTTGGCACGCCGTCCTTCGTGACGTAGCCGCCGGTGTAGCCACAGTTCGGCCCCCGGTAGCCGCCGGTGAGACACCAGTGGCACAGCGTCGTAGCCTGCCGGCCGATGGATTCGCCACCGACATCGCCCGGGCTGGCAAGCTCCCAGCTGACCGTCTCCCCATCCTCATTCGTCTTCTGGTCGATGTACCAGACCTCGATCGTCTCTTGGGTTGGGTCCGCTGTCGGATTGCCTGCCGGAAAGTTCTGAGCATCGAGGTACGTGCCCAGCGTGTGTCGCATGGTCAGCTTGAACTCGAGCAGATCGTCGAACGCTAAACAAAGCGCGGTGATGCGCCCATTGACGTTGCCGACCGACAGCGTTGGTCGAACTGCCGTGCCGTCACCGTTTGCCTCAATGCCCTCGATCTGCATTGGCCAGGCGCCGTACTCGTTGCCCTGCCACCAAATCGCTTTCGCCGGCAATTGGTCGGCATCGGCGCCGGCGGCGATAAGCTCCGCGGGCGAATGAGGGATCGCATGCCCGTGGAAGCGCAGCACGTCCGCACCGTAGTCCGTACCGTCCAACTCAAACAGCAGCACTTCGCTGCCAGGCTCAAGAACCTGGATATCACTGATCAGCGGCATGGTTGCCCCTTATGGTTGGAAGGCACGGTCAAAAGTTGCCGTGAGTTTGAAAACGCCGCCGCCCACCGGAGTGGGTACGGGATTCTTGCAGGTGAACAGGCCGAGCTGGCCAAGCGGCGTGGTCCAGAGGAATGCCTTTGCCCCGGCGTGCCGGTCGAGAAACGCCATGATCTCTAGCACCTTGGCTCTTTGTCCGGTGTAGGTGATCGGATAGGAGTCCTCTTTGTTGTTCGGGCCGTCGCCAGCGGTCTGCTTGTAGCCGTTACCGAACTGCGAGGTGCGCACCCGATAGGTAATTTCAGGTGCGTCACCGTGCTGAGTTGGCCAAGTGAATGTCTCAATCGCCATCAGGCTCTCCCGTTAACGTTGCGGAAACTCACGCCGCCAGCACGCCACGACTCGGCCACGGCTCTCTCTGCTGCGGCCTTCATCTGCGTCTGGAGGTTTTGCGAAAGCGCCTGTTGGTCAAGCTGCATCCTTTCAGAGCTGCGATCCGGAATCGCCACGGTGACCGGTGCGTTGATGCTGATGGTCGATCCACTGCTACCACCGCTCAAAGCTCGCACGCCAAGCTGACCACCGGCCGTTCGGGTCAGCGGCATGATCGCCTCTTCTCCCGCCTCCCCCATGATTCCGATATCGCCACCGGCCATGCCGAAGGCTGTTGGCTTGCTCACAACGCTATTGGTGAAAGCTGCACCGTTGGCAAACAACTGCACACCCGACGACCAGGCGCCACCATCAGCCTGAATGCTGCCCGGTGTGAAGCCAGATAGGTCGCCGCTGTAACCTGCCTGAGTCGATCCTGCTGACGCTGCTGATCCCGCACCGCCGGCAAAGTAACTCGCACCTGCGCCGATGAGACTGCCCAGCAGCGCGGAACTGGCTTGCCGAGTAGCAATGCGCGCCATGTCCGCCAAGATCGATTTCGTAAAGTCAGTGAACGACAACTTCCCAGTCATAGCGAAGTTGACGACTGCGTCCTCCATCGAAGTGAAGGCGTTGGTGAACAGACTCTTCGTCTGCCCGGCCACATCACGCGCCGACTCTAGGTAGTTCTGCCACGCCGACGATGCGCCGGCGCTCCAGTCGCCTTGGGCGGCGGTCATCTCGTCATAGTTGGATTGAACGGTGTCGTGGAGATCCTGCTGCGTGGCTTTCAGCGCGGCCAGCTTCTGGGTGTACTCGTCGAGGCTCATGCCGCGCGAGCCGTCGCCGTACTGGTTGGCCAACTCCAAGCTTTGTTGGTTGAAGCGATCGTCGATGCCGTTCTGCTGATCCGTCAGCCCGCGCTGTCGATCTCCCTTCCCCAATCCTGAAGCCGCACGCAACCCCTGCTGTCGAAGCGACTCGACCTGTTGCTGTAAGGCGTCGATATACGTTTTGACGGCCAGAGTCTGCTTGCGCAGGCGACCGTCTTCGTTGGTGGCAATGATCGAAAGCTGGCTGTCCGTTTCCTGCTGCGCCTTGACCATCGCACTGCGTGCATCCGAGATCTTTTGATCGATCTGGATGATTTGCGCAGCAGTCGTTCCCTTTTTGGCCTTGGCTGCTTCCAGAGCCGCGATCTCCGCCTCATATCCCTGGGCTACTTCGACGGCTTCCTGCTTCAGCAGGCTGACACGTTGCTCCGTGTAGCTGGCCTGCGAGATAACACCGGCCCGCTGAGATGCTTCGAGTTCCTTGTCGGCGTTTTTGTAGTAGGCCAGAGTTTCGGCGAGTACGTT